GTCCGGGATTGACCTTGCCTTCCGTGAGAAGCGTGTTCACGGTCTGCCGTTGCATGTCGGTCATGAGTCCGCCACGCTGGTATCCGGCCAGTTGGCCGTCATCGTCTGCGGTAGCCAATCCGAACGTGGTCAGCAGACTGTAGCGTCGCGCGTAGGTTTCCGCGCTCCCCCACCGTTGCATGAACGGCTGGTCGCGTTTGCCGGACGATTCGCCAACGATGATGGGTACGGGACACTTGTAATCGCTCCATGCGGTTTCGTCCGTACTGTCGCGCTTGCGGTAGCGTGTGACCACGAACCCGTAACAGTTGGTGAATTGTGGCGTGTTGTCGTATTTGATGTCGTGTTCGATGTCGTATCCCAGTGTTTCGGTCACGTATGTGACCACGGAACCCAAGTCCACGTAATCGTAGCCGTATGCCTTACGGTTCTTCGCTATCACATTCGCCATTGTTCGTCGTCTCCTATCAGGTGGTTCATTTGCCAGTCGGTGAAGCGGATCGGGGTCGGCATCTTCGGATGTCCGAGCCTTAGCATGTCCGATAGTGGAATGTCGTTGTCGATGTAGAATTTCAGCCCGTTCAAAGCCTTGTCTATCTGCTGTTCTGCGACTTGTGTGATTTCGGGGTCGGTGTCTTTGAACTCCCACACCATCCAGTCGTATGGGGCCTCTTTCTCCTGTACGACGAAACGGAATCCCATTCGTCCCTGCCAGTCGGATACGAGCCGGTAGAGGCGCATGTAGAACGCCGCTTGAATGTGGTATCCGAACTTGTATGCGCTTCCGGTGAAGTCCG